ATAAATTATGGGATAATAAGGATCATATTCTTAATAAAGATGTAGAATTTTTTAAAAAATCCACTGGATCGCAATATATAAAAGATGATAATAATAAAGAATGGTTAACTGAATTAATTAGCATGCTTAAAGAAGAGTACGAAAATCTCAATGAAAAAGAAATAAATGTGATATGGAGTGGTATGAAAAATCTATTAGAATGTGTTATACAATTTAAATTATTAAAACAGGATTATCAATAACTAATTTTATATATATTAAACAATCATAATATAAATTATTATATCAATTGATAATAAATTATGCCCCGAGGAAATGCTAGTATTAAAAAAATGATGCCGAAGAGTTCAGAAGATACAGATGCGTTAAATGAAATGTTTGAGCAAATGACTGGTACTCAGAATTCTGATCCTGATATTATAATTCCAAAATTCTTACTATTAAATAATTTAACTTTAAAATTCATCAAAATATATAAATTATTATTAAATTTTGGTGAATTTATCGAGAATTTTCAGGAATATAAAGAAGAATTTGATGAAATTGATAAATTTATTAATAGTTTGTCAGAATTAACAAATGAAAATATAACAGAAAATAAAATTCGTTTCATGGATATCGATCAGGTTAATTTATTATATAAAACATTGAAAAATAAAAAGGAACTCCAAACAATTATCGTAACCAGTGGTAATTTAGGACAATATAAAAGATATTTATCAAATAAAGACGATTTAAAAGACGATTTTATTAAAAGAGAACCGGGTTTGTCATTAAAACCATTATCTTTTACACAATTAGATATTAAAATTCTATGGTCATCAGACAAATTAACCAATATGGCAAAAAAATATATACTTAATATTTTGAATCACACGTATAAAATCGGTATTGAAATATACGATGTTATTACCTCACCTGATATCGATATTAAAAAATTTAGTAAAGTATTAATAACCAATATAGAAAAAATGAAAAAACAAATTCCTCGGTGTGAAAAGGCTTTTGATATTATTAAAAATTCCGTTGAAATGTTGGAAGATAATTTTAAGGGTTATTACAAAAATAGTGTTGAATCATCAAATCCATCTATAATTATAGAAAGTTTTATTATAGACGTGAGTATGAGTCAAAAATCAAATGCTAGTATAACGGGGCAATTTAGAAAAATCATTATGTATATGAAGAAAATGAGTGCAAATAATAACGATCCAAGAGTTAAGAAATTATTCGGTATTCTTAATTCTCAATTCTCAGCAATGTCAAAACAAACCGGAGTTGACGATCCGGATGATAAGGATGATAAGGATGATAAGGATGATAAGGATGATAATAAAATGGACGAAGATGTCCCTGAAGAAGAAGTAGGTAACATAGAAGATATTTTATCGGGATTAATGGAAAACATTAACTCAAAAAACTAATTTTGACTTTTAATATAAAAACCATTCACTTGTACGTATTGACTATATTCTAAAAAAAATGTGTAATTTTATTATCCTTACTTTATTATCTTATTCAGATATGGGTTTAATTCATATTTACCAATTGACCTTGGACCGGTGGTATTATTTTTTTCCCATTCAATTTCATTAATTTGTTGTATTATTAATGGTATATTTTTTTTTTTAGATAATTTGATGAAGTAATTGTATTTTTGTTTACTTACTAAGGCGTCATCGGAAATATCATCGGTTGAAAATGCTCGACCAGCCCTACCGCCTACTCGTATAATAGAAATATCAGCACCTTTTATAACACCTTTTTCTATTTTCAATTTACTAAAACTCACATATTCATAGCCCAAACAAGGTTTATCTAATTTAATTAAAGGACGTTGGTCTTGTTTTTTAACGAATATAAAGAAACTTGACGGCACGTCATAATCTTCATCACCCAATTTAAAAGAGTTTTTTGGCAATGGTATTTGATACATTAAATGGTAATTTCTATCTATTTTATTGATAATAGTTGGTTTTTTAAACACATTAGGCAACACAAAGCATATTAAACGAGAATTCAATTTTGCGCATTTATTAATGAATTTGACGGCTAACTTATATGGAGGGTTGCCAACGACAATCAAATCTTTATGTTCTTGCGATATTAATTCATCAATATTTTTTTTTAAAAAGTCTGCCTTTTTAATATTTTTTGCCTCTGGTTGTATGTCGTAGGCATCATATGAAAACCCACCAAATTCATCAATAAATACACCCGAACCCGCCGATGGTTCTAAAATATGCGGGTTGCCAATATTTAGTTTAGTAAGTGCTAATTTTACATTTTTCATACATAATTTTACAACAGTATTTTTTGTGTAAAACTTCTCTAATTTTTTTCTATCAATTTGAGATATTTTCATTTCTGATTTATATGTAAATAAATCTTTCTGTATATTATCAACAATATCCTTAAATTTATGTGGTTTAAATAATTTTATAAAATCTTGTAATTTTACACGCGGTATTGCCGCTTGTATCCGTTTTTGTTTTTTATGGTCTCGTTTAAACCTAACCTGAATAATATTGTTAGATTTTTTATATTTATTTCTAAATGTTTTAAACTTCACATCGTCATATTTATCATTTGATATCAATGAAAGTTCATCTCGTATGATATTAATATCATTCAATTTAAATAAATCGGTATACACTTTGTGATTTATATATAAGGTGTATTCTTCGGCATTAGGTAGTTTATTCTTTCCCTCTTCTTCGTAGAATGCCATGTGTAATATAAAATCTTGTGTTATATTAATATTTCTTCTATAATCACCCAAACACACTTCGCCTTTAACTTTCGTGTATTTTATCTGAATTGGTAATAAACCACAATGTCCATCAAAATCTGATGTGTACGAATCAGATTGTTGTAGATTATATCGTTCCATAAAATCATCTTCATATTTAAATCCATGATTTTGTCGTTCGGAATATTTTTTTTGTTCTTTATAGTTTGATATTTTTCGTTCTAATTCATCTAATATTTTAACAAGTCTCAATAATTTACTTAACACGCAGTGTTTTAGCGTTAATATATTAGACAATAATATTACAACGTCATTCATTACATTCTTAATATACAATAATTCTGTATTCATTAGATAGTTCTTATAAAGTTCTCATAAAATTTCAATTTTGATATATAAAAAATAACTCAAAAAATTGAAATTTTGCGGGTAATATTAAAAGTTCCGCGTAATTTACATCAATTATGTGTATTACATGCGACACGTATGTATGTGAAAAGAAAGGTTGTAAAAACTCGGGTTCGTATATAAGCAATAAGCCATTTATACTATGCACTGAGTGTAAAAACCATCGTTGCTATACATGCTTTGAGCCCACGGGTGATTTGAAAGACGGCCGGTTATGTTATTGTGTTTCGGTCGAAACTACAACCAGTGTGTGTAGAATATGTGAAGTAGTTGTTTGTGATCATTGTTTTTATTTCTATGCTCAACACCCAGGCAAGTGCGAAAAACACCAAACATTGTTTGATATAGTAAAAAACTCAAGCCATAAGTGAATTACTTTTCCTTTCTAAAGAGACTGTATCGAAATTTGTGCATCATTTCATCTGGTATTCTTTTTTTTGAAAAAATCATATATGGGATATCTTCTAATCGGGATACTATATAATATATTGAATAACTTCCACATGAGTGATTGTCGCGCTGATGTTGTATTTTTGACACAACTACATCATCAACTTTTTTACCAAGTTCTTTTACCAAGCGGTGTTTAGTTTTTTTCATCCATATACTTATCTCATCTTGGGGGTTTTCACCGCTTGAATTAAAATACTCAATGGTAAATGGCTCTTTGCTAAAATCACCAAATACCGAATACCAATGCTGACCATTACCAGAACTTCGATCGGTATTAAACACCACACCAAAACACCTGATACCATTATTATACTCTTTTACCCAATCTATATTGGCTAATTTACTATTATTTTCCTCAAAATCCCTCATTTGAAATGGTACATGTTTAAATTTCTTGTTAATATATTTTTTTTCAATTTGTTCCAGGACAGAATCTATATTAACATTAGAAAACCAATCACTTGTATCGTATGGACCAACGGGTTTAAATCTTTCTTTCAATTGATTTTGTGTTTTTTCGTGACCTATTGCGTTAATAATATCGTCTTGGACTAATAAACACGAATCATGTTCGCAATTATACACTTTTTTTAATTTATCTATCATGTCTTTTGGGTCTTTAGTATTATTTACAAATACTTTTTTAATATTTTTGGCAAACTGATTCAATTCCTTCATAAAATTATCTTCAAAACACGCATCATTACCAGTTTTTTTCAAATTAAATGCGCATTCATTAGGTTCTTTAGGTATTTCCATTTTTATTATAATATGACTAATATATTATAATAAAAAAGTTAAATGCAGTCAAATTTATCCAATATACTTGGTGGGATTAATAATTTACCAGATTATACAAATACGATAAGTATTGTCGGTGGGTATAATAAATATTTAAACCCATATGAATCGAAAATGGTCGTTGGTGATATGGTTAAAACATTCGTAAAAACTAGCAATATAGAATGGGATTCATTCAAAAAAACATATTACTCTAATGGTAAATTAGAAAATCGCTATTACGATAAATTGTTAGAAACTACTCATAATTTATTCCCTTTGCCATTTACAACAGATAATGATAGTGAAATCATGTATATGATTAATATCATATATGAATCACCAACCGATAAAATTTGCAATAGTATAGAAAAGCATTTGAATTTATTAGACCCAATTAAAAAAACTTTAAAATATCTATTTATGATATGGAAACTATACATAGAAAAGTTGATAGAATTATTTGTAAATTTGCGGGAAAAAATAATAGAAAAAGATAATTTTAATCATCATAAAAATAATTTTAATACTCTAGTCGATAAATGGTCAGGTATTGATGCGGAAAACCAAATAGACACATCTTCTTTGATTTTATTCTTTAATTTCCCACCAAAAAATATTAATTTAGAAAAAACCATACCAAAAATCAATTGGAATATACAAAATCACCCGGTTGATAAAAAAATTAATAAATTTTTAGACAAAGTCAAACAATCCGAATTTGAGTATTTGGGATTTTGCTCACATGTTATAATTAAAAGATTTAAAACCCTGTTATTATTCCCTACAAGTGCTTTATTAAATATAATTAATGAATTAAAAATAATAGTTGAAAAAAAAAACGGAAATCACAGATCTCTCAATTTATGTACACAAATTTGTTCGCAATCAAAACCGATTATAAAAAAATTCATTGAATTATCAAAAAATATTTGTGATATTAGATCAATATGTAAATTAAAAATTAAAAAACGAAAATTATGTCCATTTAAGTCATTTCCAAAAAATGTTGATAAAAAAATTAAATGTTACGAAAAATACGTTGATGCGTATTTACATTTATATCAACAATTACTGCCACATTTAATAAAAAAAGAAAAAACCGTGTGTAAAATTTCTATATTAATAACAGTAGTATCAAACGATATACAGAAAATGATTAACTTAATTGATAAAATGATTATATATTGAAAAAATATATATATTTATAGTATGATATCATACTATAAAAATGAAGAAACATTCATGCGGGGCTATATTGTATACAATATATAAAAATGATATATACATAATTTTAGGAATGGAAAAAGGTCAGTGGTTCCCATTTAAAGGCACTAAAGAAAAAGGCGAAACTAATGAAATGACTGCTATGCGCGAAATCCAAGAGGAAACCTGTGATACAGTTTATGTGCGTAGTATTAGTCTAGATTGTAATTATTCCTCAAAAAGAAAACATTATCATATAGGATTGATACAAGTATCATCACTCATAATTAATGAATTTTATCGGAATAGGGATAATTTGTTATCAGAATATCGGTCTTATGATAAGTATTATCCATATTTGGAAAAAACTGGTATGCGAATGTTCTCATTAACACATATCTTTAAAAATAATTTTCATGATATAACCATTTCTCCAATAAGCTATTATTACCCTTATTTACGATTATTACAAAAGAAATTAAAAAAACACCCCTTAGGTCTAGATGTAAAATCTAAACATTTAGACACAAACGCACTAGACTTTCAAAAGAATTTTACATCTGTCACTATATAGGCAATCAATTTACATCTGTCACTATATAGGCAATCAATTTACTTTGTTTGTAAATGATTTTTACATGATTTTTTTTAAAAAAAGTAAATTCAAATTTGAATATATATTTAATCATATATATCATACCGAATCATATACAATATGGAAATTTTATACGAAAAATATGAAAATATACAAAAATTCATTACAAAATATCGTAAATATTCCATGGAGGAAAAATTCTTAGATTACCCTACATTTAAAAAATCTATGCAGATTGACCAATATATCAAACATACATGTATAGATTCCGTTCGGGGTGTATCGGTTTATATTTATATATTTCATGATAATAGTAAATACATTAAAACAACCCCGCAATTTAAAAGACTTATGGATAAGATACCCGAAGAGCCTAGTAACGTTATAATTATTAGTAAAAATGAATTATCCGTATATATTAACAAATCATTGATGAAATACCCATATTTAAATATTTACAATTATTTACACAAATATTTTACTATAGAATTAACTAACGGTCCTTTATGTTCAGAACATGTGATTTTATCCAACGCGGATGTTAGAAATTTATGTTCTAGAGAATTAATAATTCACCCATTAAGTTTACCAAGTATCTCAATAAATGATCCACAAAATATATGGGTTGGCGGTGAATTAGGACAAGTTATAAAGATAACATCTATTTCGGAAATTACTGGGAAAACCATTCGTTATAGAATAGTATCACCCAATTCCGGTAAAATGATAAATATACAAAAACTAAGAAAACAAATACAAAGCAACGATGATGTTCAGGATTTAAAAGACATAGAAGACAAAAAAAATGGTGAATTGAAAGAATCTGAAATTGAAAATAATGAGGACGATTACGTGGAAGACGTATCAGAAGATGAATATGTATCTGATTAAATTGAAGGTTTTTTGATATATAAACCAATTGATGTTAAAATTTTGTATTTTATATATTTTTTGGTATGAATTTACGGTCATTTGATTCTTCTAAACCGCATTCTTTTAATATTTTGCTTGTAGGAAAGTATTTTTTAAATTTACTTGTTTTTATGGAGTCAGTTTCACTATTTCGTATGTCTTTAATAATATCTATTGCGTTTTGTATATCGTCTTTATAATTTTCTACATATGATTCATCCCTACATTCAGGTATAATATCAGACATAAATAATTTCCACGGCAAAAATCCTATTATGGAAACATTCCCGAGGGACTTACATTCATCAATATTACAGTTGTATGAATTAATTGTTTCCTCAAGAGTTTTTTTGTTTTTTTGTTTTTTACCCTGTTCTTTTAAAAATTTATTATCGTAGTATCGATCGAATATATGAGGTTCGCAGTAATGTATGGAAATATACCCATCATCGTACAACTTCATTAATAAATCAAAATCCGTATAATAACTTTTACCAAAATCTATTTTATATTTGGATATGTTTTTAGACACATTCAATACATGCTGATATATAAATGACAATGGTGGATTTTGTTTAATATGCCCAAATATCATTTGTGTGTTATCGGTTTCTTCATCGGTTTCTTCATCGCTTTCTTCCTCGGTATCTGAGTAATATATTGGTTCATATTTTTGAGTAAATAGTTTTTTTTGATCAGGGGTTTGATAGAATATATTTATTCCTAATGCCAATGGATCTTTAGGAATAAATTTTTTACTTGTGTGAAATATATTATCGTAAGCAATATTATCCTTTAGATCATCGAAGGTACATTTGCGAAATACATTATTAATGAATATGGCAAAATCAGTGATTGGTATACTACATAAACCTGTTTTAACCTGAGGTAAATAATGTTTGGGAATTATACCAGTTGGTATACTTGAATAGGGTGATTTATATTCAAATAACACTATACAGTATTCGAAGTTTTCTATTATTTCGTCGTTATATTTTGATTCACAGTATAACTTTACAACCCCTAAACCATCGGGGCTGTATCTTTGATACATAACAGCTCCTTCTAAACTGCCGGTTTCGCACATTTGATTTACGTTTAGTATTGTTTGTGTTATGTTTTGTGTTACTACTTCAAACATTTTACCCCATCTACAAGCTATGTTTCCATTAAATTTTGTAAATCCTATTTTTTGTGATATTAATCTATCTAATTTTTGATATGGGTTATCACCGGTTATAGTGGACATTTCACTACCACCTATACTATATTCGCGTATTGCCATCCATTCAGGCGTACCCTGTGGTGCTAAACCTTTATTTTCTTCAATTAAATTTTTTAATTTTTTAATTTTATATGTTTTATATACCTGTGCATCAAGATTAATATTTTTAAACATACGTCGCAAATGGTGTATATATTATACTATATTGAAATGTTTATATATAAAAAGTATTTTCAATTTTGATATTGTAATATAAAAATATAAAGAAATATTCTTTATAATATGGATCCTACCGATGTTAAAACGATAAATGATATATATGTGAAAATTCTTAAAACCGGCAGGCGATTGTATGATTCTGAAAATTCGCCAGAATGCGAGGGTAACACCGTGTGTCATGCACAAAAATTAGAATCGTACTCTACATATTTAGGTCAGATGAATGATAAATTAGAACATATATTAAAAATATCCGATAAATACGCAAATGAGTGTTTTACCAAAGCTACAGAAATTCGTGAATTTGTAAATTTACATGATAAGTATAAAGATGATGAATTTCCGTTATTTTCAGTTAATAGAGAATTATATAAAAATTTAGATTGGGGGCATGAAATGGAAATGGAAGATAAAAAAAATGAAATTCTTGATAATATAAAAAATATAACAGAAAAAAAGAATATACATGAGTATAAACCCATTATGTATAAAAACGTTAAAGATTTATATTCGACCAAAATAGATTTTGATTGGAAAATACCTATTATAAACAGATTAAATGAAATGACACCTTCATTATATTGGTATAACGGTGATAAAAATAACCCTAAGGGGGTTTATACATGTTTATCAAATGGGTTTAATGTTCAAGTACCATTTCCCAACACTATTGATGGTACGAAGGATTTTAATAGAGTTTGTTCTATTAAATGTAAATATAACACTACAGTAGACTGTTTAAAGGTTAGGCAGGACTTGTCAAATAAGTTTAATTCTGATATACGACCGTGTAATTTTGCTCATACGGGAGAAAAGTATTCTAAATTAGGCACGTCTTTTAGATGCCCAAATATTCCCCGATTTGGCAATCACATGTTTCTAAACAATGATCTAAATAAATTACCAGATTATGATATGAAAATGATGTTAATGTATTCATTATCTGATGTATTATTAAGTTCTATGTGGTTCCAAAAACATAAAATTAAAAAATTATTATTAACAAACATAGATACATGTTAAAATATTTTATAATAATATTTTATAATAATATTATTATAATAATATAAACATAATCACATAAACATGGAAAATGAATTACCGGTAAAAGAGATGCGTAGTATTAAAATGGATAAAATGGATAAAATAGACAAAACCGTAGGTGTGGTTAAAATAGTATTAGCATCTTTGGCTATGGTCGCGGTTGTTGTTTTAATCATCATGGTCATGATAAATATAAGTAAAAAAAAATCAACTGAACCATTTGTTAAAAACAGTGCCATTCATCAATTCTCAAAAAAAAAAGTTTCAAAAAATATATGGTGAAAACCCGAATTTCGTCTTAACAAAAAATTATTATTAACAAACATAGATACATGTTAAAATATTTTATAAAAGTAATTTTGATCAGAACTTATTCTTTTTCATAAACGCAGCTTGATCATCACGAGCATTATCCATAAACGTAGCTTGACCCGCGAGACCCTGCTTCATAAACGCAGCTTGCTTAGACTTAGCATTATCCATAAACGTAGCTTGATCCGCGAGACCCTGCTTCATAAACGCATCTTGCTCAGACTTAGCATTATTATAAAACAAAACTACCCCAATTAATACAACTATACCAAAAATAATCATACCAATTATGAAATATTTAATATTTTTCGCACGATTGTCTAATATTTTTTTTCCTTCAACCGTAGTTGGATCTATATTAATGTTATACCGCATGCTCATTTTATTTTATTATATAATAAAATATATAATTATATATAATAAAAATGTTTAAAGTGTTCGATTTATCTAGCGTGGATGACCAAAAAAAAGCTGAGGTTCATATTAAATTTATGGATCGGTTAGTTGTAGGGTTAATTATAACGGTAGTTTTACTATTATTCACATTATATTTCTTTTGGAGTGAAAAAAATAAATGTATTACCCTAGCCGAAAAACAATACAATGAAGTTATTAAAAAAGCCGCCAGTCAACAAAAAGAAATTATAGAGGAAGCGGCAAAGCAACAAAAAGACCTATTAGCAAAATTTAAAAAATAACTTTAATAAATTTTGATGTGACATTTATCAAAATTGCGAACTCGGGTTAGGGCGACGTATAATAGTCTTATGTATTTAGATCGGTCATGGATTAAGTCATATTTTCTTATATAAATATTAATACCCGGAAAGGTTTTTGCTTGAGATTTATGGATACTTAACGCAAACCCCGGTACAAAGTCTATTTGACTTGGTCTGACTATGTGTATGTTACCATCGACTTCTATGTGAAGAAGTCTTTTTTTCTTATCAATTAATTTTCCAAGCATCCCATTACACAATACACCACTTGAATTTGTAATGTAAATGGGACAATTTTTTTTATAATCGTTGTGGATTAATTCGCCTTCAAATTTATCCATTTCTCTTTTATTTCTTTTATTTATTTCGCCATTGGTGTAATAAACTATATACCCTGGGACTTCTGAAGAGGCAAACCGTGTATCTTTCAACATACGAATCATCTTGTCTCCGTTAAATTTGGGATTTCTAAACATATTACAAAAAGCCATATAATTTTTAGTTAATCTCATACGATCATGCTCTGGCAGCATAATTTGTTTACAATTTAATTGGGTGTATAAGTCCGCATCAACAAATGATTTATCATCAACGCATTCTGTTTGACGGTCATCACCGACCAATATAATTTGAAGACCTCCAAATGCTTCACTACAACTTCTTATTTTTTGGCAGATGATGTCAACTTTTTCCATAACTAATCCGGGGGTTGTATAAAATTCGTCTATTATAATTCCTTTAATTAATTGTAATCGTTCTATAATAGGTTTATTAAAATATCGCATTTTATTCATACAGGCAAAAACATCATTTTCATTAAACCTACCCAATTTAAAAATACTTGACAGGGTATGACCATTTATTTGCGATGCTGCAATTCCTGTGTATGACAACATTAAATATTCTGTATGATTATAATTATTTGTTATATACGTTGATTTTCCTATACCGGCTTTTCCAATAATTAATAAATTATCTGGTCGTTCCTCATTTGATTCTAGTTTAGTTTCCGTGAATGATTCAGTAATGATGTTTATTTCGGACTCTGTATTCATTTCCGTATCAGGTTTGTTTACCTCACCGTATATATTAAATAACTTAATATAATTATTCATTTTTTAAAATGCGCTGATATATACATATGTAAGTATTTTGCTAACATGTAATAGTATATTTAAAAATTGAATATAAAAATTGAATATAAAAATTGAATATAAAAATAAATTAGTATATTATACTATTACATGGGTGTATGTAAATCAAACGAATGTGTTTATTCAAACGAATGTGTTTATTCAAACGAATGTGTTTATTCAAACGAACATATTACCACATCGTCACTGACTTTACATAATGAATTAAAAAACACATCTATTTTGCTTAACAATCAACAAAACACATATACACAAACACCAGAGCATTCACGAAAACATACTGTTCATTGGTCAGATGAGATACCTGATTACAGGTCATTGTTAAAATTACAAAGCGAATCGCATAAAACATATGATTTGATTAATAACCAAATAAATACATCGATAAAACTTCCATTACCTTCAAGAGAACACGTTAGACATTTGACTAACGATACCATTAAAACGGTAACTGTGTGGAATATAAGTCAATCACCAAATACACCCCCCTGATTTTTTTAAATATTTGTCAATATACATTTATTTATATTTATTAGTATATACTAATATGAATACATTAGAAACATTTTTAACCATATTATTTATAATTGTGGTATATCTAGTTGTAATAAATAAAATGCCAACGACATATATTATGGGAGCCATTGCATTATGGTTTACAATATTGTGGATAGGGTTTGATAATATGAATTTGTGGAAATCATCTAATATAATTAATAGTCTCGGCGGGTTAACAGGGAGAAAAAATACACGTAACGACTGTCAACATACATCAATTAAACCTAAACCGGCACAACATACATCAATTAAACCTAAACCGGTTCAACATACATCAATTAAACCTAAACCGGCACAACATATACATAATATTGATATAGAAAAAGAGGTTGTTCTTGCTTACCAAGCGGCTAAAAAGGAACTTAACCCAGTAGAAGATAAATCTATCCCTAAACCGCACACTCATTTAAAATACAGTGAGGATAATTATAAATACAATATTTTTGACGACATAGGTTCATTAGGAGATAATATGTTGGCACATAAACAAAAACAGCGTAGTAATATGAATCGGGTCGCTATGGATAATTTTAGCCGCATGCAAACTAAAAATTCTAATATTAACTACTTCGAGCAAGAATTAAAAGATGCTGCCGGAAGTCGTTGGTGGGACAATGAGGAGTTGGAAGATGAATTTTAATGTAAGAAAGCCAACTCATTTTATTTTTTTTTTGATACATATTAACTTTATTGATATATAGCATAAAATTATTTAACACGTGTATGTATACAACATTATTTTTTAAGGAATCTCCAACGATTGCCATATTGTTGGTTTTATTGATGTGTGTATTATCGCAATTCAAATTTAACGCTACGGTAAATTTGTTAGTTGTTGTTTTATTGGGTTGTTTATATTTTTATAGGTATAATGCGTACAAGGGTGATAATATCGGATGTTCCAATGGTAAATGTACCGATGATATAATAATTTCGCCTAACGAGGGTAAAATAACTAATATCAGTAATAAAGATGGTATTGTCCATGTAAGTACATATATGAATTTATTTAATAATCACACACAAATTTATCCGGTAAATGGAATCGTACTTGATAGGTATTATGATAAAACGGGAAAATTTGATATAGTTATTGATCAGGATAAATGTAAACACAATGAAAAAAAAATACACACAATTAAAACAAACCATGGCATAGTAACTGTAACTCAAATAGCCGGGTTTTTACCCCGGGTTATCGTAGCATCTGAAAAAGTTCCAGAAAACGTATTGGCTGGTCAATATATGGGTATGATTAAATTTGGATCTAGAGTTGATATATCGTTTCCCGGTGATATAAAAAAATTAAAGGTTAAATTAAATGATAAAGTAAAAATAGGTGATGTATTGTATATATATTAAAAGGTTTACGTTTTATTTCTTTACATATTAAATCCGTAGATAGTTATACACAAGTTTATATGATCCGTTGATAGTTATACACAAGTTTATATGATCCGTCGTATGCCTTGACCTGTTAAATACCCGAGTAAATTTATTATAATATCATCAGCCTTTCCGTACCAATATGAGTCCTCGTAACCTTTACAGAATAAACCACCGACCATTGAATTCTTTACATTTTTGTCTTTACAGTTTACTAGTTGGGTGGATGTGTCGGAGGACATACCATCTTCAAATATTTCAAATGCGACACCTATCGAGAAAAATGTCATAACATACTCGGGCTTAACGAAACCCATGAAGGCAAATAGTAAAAAGTGTGCGACACTCCACCAGTCCAAGTCAAAGGATTTTACAGTGTATAAGGGGCGTTTTAGTAATGATTGTATTTTATCTTTATATACGTGACCTATCATAATAAATATTATACTTAACACGAAGGCCCCGATAATTAATTTATGGGCATTACTGTCTATGTAATCTAGGTTTATTTTCATTTTTATGTATATTTATGTATATTTAAGTATATTTTTAAAAATTAATTCTACGCTACTGGTGGTAATTCATATATGGGTTATTGAGTATGCTTGGGGATTTTTCATATTTATCCCCGTTCAATATTACTTCATTAAACATAGTGCTTGGTGTATTTGAATAATAATTTTTAAATATATGAATCCCCATTTCTTCAATAATTTTAGATATGAAAGAAACGCATACGTGTTTCTTTTTATTTTTATAATTTTTATTTATAAAACCTTTTGCATATGTGCTTATGCTTGTTTTAACATTTTTATTTTTTTTTATTATTTTTTTAACGCGGTATTCTGTTATATGATTGCCTGTATAAGCAAAATGATGTATATGACCCCTGTAATAATTTACATAATCCATATTTAACAAAACCGGTAAGTTTAGTTTATCATCTTTATCATATGTGTTATAACAATACATATATTCAGACTCTGAGAATTCAGATAATTGGTACATATAAGGAATACCATCTATTAATACAATTATTGACACGTGGATGTACGGATAATATTTGGGTGAATAATTCATTAAAAACCCAGTTTGAAAAAAATATTTAAATACGTTACTTAAATCAAAATTAGTTTTTTTATTAACGTTGTCGTAGGTTAGTATATTTGTGTTATGTTTATGCATTATAATATCCCCTGTTCGAAATTTTATATCTTTCACCTCAGTTAATTCATACATGGTTTTATCTATCATATAATAATTAATTTGATTATACATCGAAGATAAGATTACCATAAACAATAATAAAATTATTATTGTCAAAGAATACATATTTATTTTATTAATACTGAATATTAACCTGTAATACTATTATATAGCATGGATCTTATAAAAAAACCAAAAATATTAATTATCGCACCGCATAGTAATTGCGATCCTAATGTTGATCATCGTATGTGCGATTTAAGGTCAAAAGACGCTGCTGAAAAAATAAATGAATTAGTAAAAAAAACTCATGAGGTTAAATTATTTTTATCTGACACATATAGGAAAATACATGACTATAACAGAAAAGAAAGTTTTAATACCACATGGAGGCAAAATATAAGAAATTATATAGAATCCAATAGGGATTCCCGTATAATTATATTTGAGGTACATTCATATCCAAATAAAGATACTGAGTTTACCATTGGGTCGGAAATGGCCTTATTAGCCATAGATGAATACTTATGTGAGACACGTGAATTAAAGGAACATTTAGAAAACGCTGGGATAAAAATACATAAAAAAATTAACGATACTCGAATCATTAATTTAATGATGGATACTAAAGAATACAATAACATTCAGGCACATTACTTGTTAGAATTTAACGAAGACTATGATGCTTTAACAAATGATAGAGCAAATAAAGCAATAAATGTTATTTTTACGAAATCG